GGTTTATCTAAATATTGGTACACGTTGCTGCCGAACTCCGGGCGCAACGGATCGCTGCCCGGGATGGTCGTCAGGATGATATTGATGGACTGTACAATATCGTCCACCCCCTCGACGATCGCCGCCGGATCGTCCATGCTGACCTGCCAGTTTCGTGTGTCGTTCGGTGCAATCATACGGCGCTTGCGGTTATGGTTCCCGTTACCGGACCGGCGGTATTCGCCAGCGTGATCACGGCGGTATTTACCCCCTCGACGATCGCGGCAGCCACCGCGTTCGTGATGGCCTCGGCGATACGATCGGCGGACGCCTCGGGGTTATCTGTTTTGTCTCGTTCGGCGAGCATGGCGGCCTTGATCGCCGCTTTCAATGCTGATTTCTGTACGGGCATACGCTTATGGTGTTGGCGGCCCCGACACGCCTGTACTGGTCGGGTGCTTGTGTGTTGTCAATTTTATCTTCTGCGTTCCGGCGGTAACTTCAACGCTGGCGGTGATCTCCCCGGTAACAGTGGTGTCGCCCGTGATGTTCACCTCACCCTCGACGTTCAATTTTTTGCACGCGATCGACAGCTCGGAGTCCGGTGCGTTCACGCTCAACTTATGCGCCTCGGCATCATAGAACACCTCGGCGCCGTCAGCGTATTTTACGCCCATAGTGTCAGGTCCAGCCCAGTCGGGCGGTGTGTCCGTATCGCTCCAAAGTACCAATACAATGGCGCCCTGCTCGCAATTCTCGTCCATCGAACACAGCACTTGCGCATTTACCTCGACCGGTATCCAGTGCTTCGTTTTGTAGGTAGCCATAGACGGGATAGCCAGCCAGCCGGAAACGATCTCGTTCTCGTCGAACGAAACACGCGCATAGCCCAGGTTCTCACCCTCGCCGATCTCTGATATTATACCCAGCCGAAACATACCTATACCTCTATTTTTCTAATTGCCGCCGTGGTTACGTACCCGCTCGAATTATCGAGGTCATGAGCCGACGATACCACATGCCACTTTCCGGAAAACTTGCCGATGCCGGTCAGCTCGATATTGATCCCTGCCACCAGCTTGACGTTCCCCGCAACGGTGATGCTCCCCGTTATTTTGTCCTTGTTTTTTTCTTTCAACGCACCCTTGGCCTTGGCTTGGGCCTGCGTCTCGTTCTCTACCGTAACGTCTCCCTGCCACGTGTCTTTCGACAATGTACCCTTGCCTCCCTCTTGGTCTGACGGCTCGATCTTCCACCGCCGGACGCTGTTGGTCTTCATATTGCGGGTCGCTACGACAGCCCCGCCAAATACCTGGCTCGTTTTGTCAGTGAACGACGCCCGGCTCAATTCGTTTTTGTGAATGGTCATCGCCACGGGCTGAGACTCCAGTTCCTCGGTGTCCATAAACACGAGCTGATCGCCGCGAACGGAAAATACGATCCCGTACTCTCTGGCCAGCCCGCTCAAAAATGCGAGGTCTGTCTGCTTCTCCTGTGTCTTGCGCTCGACTTCTATCTTTTGCAGGTCGCTGACATTGCCCACGAGCTTCAGCCCGTGCTTCGTCGCAAAGTATTGGGCGATCTGCTTCAACGACTGCTTTTCGAACGCCTTGCTGTTCTTCGAGCGCAGCGCCTTGGATATAGCGGCACCGATGGCTTTGATCGTAACCGTATCGGGCGGGAACTCCAGCCCGATCTCGTCTATCTCGAAAAGCCCGCAATCCAGCGGAGCGTCGGGCGTGCCGATCGATACCTCCAACGTGTCGCCTTGCTCGGGGTACCATCCGTTTTTCCAATGGTCGGCGGTATCTTCGAACGTCAGCGTCAAATCGTCGCTTTCCGCCTCCTCTTTGTCGGCATACGACAATCGGGAGAGATAGGGCGACACGTCGGCGGTTACGTTCTTCCCGCTGATAGTGATTTTCGCAATGACTTTCTCTAACGCTTCCATGGCGGCAGGTCTGTATTTACGTGCATATCGCTGTCCTCGACGATCGGGATCACCAGCACCGTGCCCAGCGGGAAGACCGCCGTAAGCGGTATGAGCGGGTTGGCGTCCGATATGATGGCGATCCCGTCCATGCTGCCGTAAAACTTGGCAGCGAGCAGGTCGATCCGGTCCCCATCAACGGTCGTATAGTTGAAACTCGCCATTTAATTGCCTCCCTCTTTTGTTCCTGCGAACCCCGCTACCGGCGTGGCGCTGGTCGTTACTTTTTCCGCGCTGTCGGACAACTGCCCGACATTCGTCTCCAGCACCGACACATCCGCCACGTTGTCGATTTTTGCGAGGTTGCCGGCATATGCAATCGCCTCGTCCAATGACGTGGGTAAGTCGCCCGCGCGATCGATTATTTTCTTGGTCGCCTCGACTTTCGTCTTGGCCGACGCATACAACCCTTGTGCATCGGCGGCTAACTGCTGGACCTCGCGCACCCCGCGCTTCAGACTGGCGGTCCTGCTTTTCACCTTAGCGATCGACTGCTTCATCCCGCTAACCTTTTCCTTGGCTGCGGACACGTCGCTGGTTATCTCCGCCGCCGGGCTTGGAATCGGCGCGACAGGCGCCGCCGCGATCGGCTTCTGACTACTCAACGCCCGCCCCGTCGGGGCTGCTTCCTCTTCGCCGGGACTCTCCAACAAATTCACGGTGACGGTTGCCAGCTCCACCCATCCATCCGCCGCGCATTGCTGGTTGGCGATGTCTAAGCTCGTAATAACGAATTTCCCGACGATTCGTCCGTCGCCGGTAATGTACGGCAGCACCTCGAAAGCGTGCATCGACGTTTTCAACGCATGTATCTCGGCCTGCGGATCACAAAATTCTGATGAATATGTGATTGTCAGGCTCAACTCCCGCAGCTCGGCACCAGTCGGCTGGATGGCGTCTTTGTCATTGACACGAGGGATTTGGCCGTATTTTACGGCGTCCGCCTCACTGGTCGATACGGGAGTTTTCAGCCCTTGAAATATGTGATCTCCGAGTTGTGCAAACATGGGTATTAGCTATTACGCAAAGGACAAACGTGTCTTGTTTTCTTCATATTTACGAATCAGTTCCATGATCTCGTTCGCGTGCTGCTTCAGCATTTTTCCGAACTCGTCCCGCGCCTCCCGCGTAGTCGATCCGGCGAATGTGATCTGCGGGGCATAGGTAATGGACGGGCCGGTATTCCCGCCGCCTACAATGGTCGAGGTATTCACCGTGCTGGATTGCATCGACTGCGTGATTCCACGGGTCGCTTGCATGGCCACGCCCTCGGTAGCATTTTCGACGATTGCACCCCCTCGATCAAGGCCAACGACCAGCCCCTGCGTGATATTCAGACCATATTCGGCGAACAAACGGGATGGTGAATTGATACCAAGAATAGACTTAAAGCCGTTGGCGATCCTGCGGCCGATATTCTTCATTCCCTCGACAATCTTATCGACCATAGAGGTTATTCCATTCCAAAGCCCTTGCAATAGGTTTTTACCCCACTCATAAAAACGGGTGCCAAGATTTCCAAAGAATGCACCTACATTTTCCCAGGCACCACGCATCCATTCGACGGGTTTCAGGTTGCTGAACCAGTCTTTGATCCCGCCCCATGCATTCGAAATGTCGCTCTTGACGTTGCCCCAAAGGTTGGAGAACCAGCCCGTGATCTTATCCCAATTTTTGTAAATCAGACCGTGAGGCGTATAGTTGAGAAATACTGTTTTGATCCCTTGCCAAGCTTTGCCGGTTACGTTTTTCACACCGTTCCAAAGATTGGAAAACCAGCCTTTCACCGATCCCCATGCCTTTTGCACTCCCTCACGGGCCTTGCTGATGGTGTTTTTAACGCCCTCCCAGGCTTTCCCCGCACCGGCCTTGATCCCGCCCCACAAGTTCGAGAACCATCCCGTTACAACGCTCCATATTTTTTTGATTGCCTCCCACGCCGCTTTGAATATCCCGACGATGGAGTTCCACAACTTTTTGAACCACGCGGCGATTTTGTCCCAATTCTTGATAACAAAGTACACAGCGGTCCCAAGTGCAATAATCAATGAGATAATGGTTAAGATAGGATTTGCTTTCAATGCTTTATTAAATAACCTTGTGGCAACTGTGGCCAGTTTTTGAGTTTTCGTATATCCTTTCATGGCCCTATCAACCACAAGAAAGGTGTTTTTTATATTTTTGAATATTGAAATACCTATTGTTACAGCATCCGACATCGCTCGAAATGCTTTTCGGAACTGTAGAATAATAAAAGCAACGCTACCGATCGCAATGGCAGTCGTACCTAATATAGCGACCCATTTACCCATGGTCATCGCTATATTGCCGATCGTGGCGGCCAGTTCGGGGTTTTCCTGTATCCACCTTGTTATCTTATCGATAACCTCCGATATTTTTTTTGCAGCCGCCGACAATGCGGGAATCAGTGCCGTACCTAACTGTAACTTTGCACCTTTTATTTGCAGGCCAATCTGTTCGAGTTGGTCGCTAAACGCATCCCCCTTGGCGATCGCCTCGTCACTCAACACAAGCCCTAAACGCTCGGCTTCGGCATAAAACGCTTTCAGACCATCCTTGCCGTCGTTCAGCATGGGGATCAGATCGGCGCCCGACTTGCCGAATAATTCAACCGCCAAAGCGGTCTTTCCGATGCCGTCTTCGGTATTATGAAAAATATCGGCTACATCCTCGAAAATCTCGTTCGGCTGACGGAGTTTACCCGTGCTGTCTTTGATCTTGATACCGAGATCCTCGAACGTCTGCATGTACGTCTTATTTCCGCCGGCAGCCTCGGCGACCATTCTGTCGAACTTCACTAACGACGCGGACAATTTTTCAGTTTCGACCCCCGACATCCTACCGGCATACGCAAGTTTTTGGAATGCCTCTACACCCATACCGGTACCCCGGGCCATATCGTACATATCTCCGGCGTAATCGGCTGTTGATTTTCCAACGGCCAGAATGCTGCCACCGACGGCCGCGCTTGCACCCAGCATAGCAGCTCCGGCTTTCGTCGCCGAGCGGCCTATCTTACCGGTAGTACGCTCGAATGCCGAAAGTTTGTCCGTCGATTTTTTTACGGCCTCGTCTATGATACGGCTCATTTTGTCCGTTGCAGACAAAATGAACGCTAATTTCAGAGTGTTGGCTGCCATGTGTCGTTATCGCTTTTCGATGCCGGATAATACCACCCGGCGGGGTGTTGTGATCTCTTTTTCGTAAATCTCGACTGCGCGGTCCAAGTAGGCAAAATAATCCTCCACGATCAGATCGAGAATGCCGTCTATTCCGCCACCGGTGAAGTGGGCCAAAAAAACAATATCCGCATGTGGGATTTGTCTGATTGGCACACCTGCACCAGCGTCGGACCTTATCCGTTTTTTGAGATGTCCCCCTCTACCTCTTTTTTTGCATCGGGGAAAAGAAACTCGGTGATCTTCTCCAGTTCCTCGGTGGTGAAACCGTCCATCAGATCGTCGTAAACGATCGGCTGACCGTTCACGAGGATTTTGGCAGCCATCAGGTGCATACCGCGCTCGGCGTCCGTCAGGCTCTTGTTGTTGGTCAATTCCATTTGCTTGCGTACCGTGATGCCGATCTCGGCGATCTCGGTGTTGGCGTCGAGCTGGAGCCGCCGCCGGACTGACAAATCCGGCTTACGATTCAGTGCTTGCTGTCCCATTACAATCCAAGATTTTGCCTACGTTCGGCCAGCAAGTCCTCGCCGCCTACTTTGTAGATGTTATTGATCACGTCGATTTCGACAATCTCCTCGCCGTCGATCTCCAACTTGTAATACTGGACGGAAACGGTGGACTCCAATTCGGTGTCCTCCTTGGCCTTGAACGAACCGCCGGGGAGTGTCTTGGAGTATCCGCGTATGTACATTACGATGGGCTTCTCCTCCGTGATTCCCGTGTTGTCGTATTCCGCTTTGCTGGAGCGGATCATCAGGTCCACAGGCTTGAGAAAATTCCCGAAAGCTTTCTGCGCTTCGTTGTCCGGATACGTCCATTTAATCGTCGTTTCGAGTTTATCAAACCCGTTGAAAAACTCGGCCGAACCAATCATGCCCATCGCCTTATAGTCGGTCATAAGAGCCGTAATGGTCGGGGCGGTGATCTCCGACGCCAGCCCGTGTTTGCTGGCATTGTTCACATAGACGTTTGCGTCATAAACTTTTGCGATCTGCATGCTATTCGATGGTTGAGAGTTTGTTAATGTCGATTTTGTGGTCGAACGTCATACGCTGCATCGGCACGGCGGGCGTCCATTCGTTGGAAAACGTGACGTGTCCCTGCGCCAGCTTGGTGGCAGGATTTTTCGCGGGGTCGAAAAAGCACTGCCCGTAAACGATCTTACCCTCGGCTGTCAGCCGATTGTAGTACTGGTTTACGGTGTTGCGAACCAGGTCGATGTCGGCCTGCTTCACCTGTTTGACGTCGATAAACTGGGCGCAGGCCATCGTGATTGAACGCTTCATGATCATCAGCGACCGGCGGACGCACTCGAACGCATCGGGAGTGGTGGTGCCGGGGAACGCTGCGGTGTAGTTTCCCCATTCCACAATGCCGTTGCCGTACATATTGACAACTGTCGTGATGCCTTGTGCGTTCAGCAGGTTGGCCTCACACGTTTTATCCGAGAGCGCAAACGTAATGGGCACGTCGGTACCCTCGATTCCCGTGTAGGCGTGGTTCGACGATGACACATGCCAGCCCTCTGTCAAATCGACCTTGGCCCGTAAACCCGCCGCGTAAGCCGACACCGGGAGCGTGAGGTATCTCTCACCTGGATCCTCGGCATCCGGGTTATATTCCGGGTTCGCAACAAGGACATGCGGGAAAAAGAGCTTTTGCCCAGCTTTGAGTGTAGCAAAGTCACCCTCCGCACCGCGCGACTCGATGGCTTGATTGAAGCCCCAGCCGTCGGGCGTGTCGATATATGCCATCGCCTCGGTTTTCTCGGTGATGACGATCAACTCCTGCTTCACCGCATCCAACGCGGAATATCGCGGTGCGATGTAGATCATCGGTTCAAAGCCGTATTTGTTCCCTGCGGTCTCAAACAGTTTGAGACCTGTACGCTCACCCGTTTCGGAAACCGTACCCACAATGTCGGCGGCGGTGATCTCGGCGGTGGCATCCTTTACTTTGACGACAAACACCAAGGCGCTGCCGGCAGTGCTGTCTTGCATGCGGATCGCCTTAAGTGCTTCGGGGATGGTTCCTTTTGTACCGAATGCGGCATCGTCTGCCGCGCTCTTGCACAACGTGAGGACGTTGGTGTCGCCCTTATCCGCTGTACCCACCAGCCCGATAACCGCCGTAACGATGTCGTTCACGGGCACCGTGTCGCTGGTGACGTTGATGTGCTCTATACCATGTAAAAAATCTGCCATGTCATAAAATTGTTATACCGTTTCCGGCGTGGTTTGTATTTATCCAGCTATTTCTTTTTGCTGCCAGCCGGTTCGACAGTCGTCGCAGTCACCTCTTTGATTTGGCGGCGGGCTACCATCGCACGAACCGCGATGTCATTCTCCGGTAACTCGACGGTATCGCCTTTTTTCAACGCGTACTCCTTTCGGCCTGCGTCGGCCTTAACGCTGAAAACAACGTAAGGGCTTACTACCTCGTACTTTTTCATTTTTCGGTAAACTCGTTTTTGATTTCCTTGATCGTCGGCACACCATCAGGGCGGTCTGCTTCGACAGTATAGGCTGCAAATGAAAACGTGAGCGCATACTGCCAATAGTTGTGCAGGCCCGAAACATAGCCGAACGAATTAAAGTAAATGGGTGTTTTCGCACCCTGCATCCGATGCCCCAAAAGACGGGATTTCGCCGCCTCGTAAACATCGAAAAGACCCAATTTTCCCCGCCGGTTTTTCGCTCGGATGAATAGCTCGCATTGAACGGTTCCCAGTTGAGCCACGACAGCCAACTCTTCGCGTTCGGCGAACTCCGTACCGTTTACCAGCACGAAAATCTGCGGTCTCTCGGTCTGACGTGGCAACTCCAGCGCCTCGATCTTGGGCAACGGCTTGACATCGACACCCGGCATCTGCAACAGCGCGACCAGCTCGTCCTCATATCTTTCGTAAGGGGACATGCTGGCGTCTGCCTTGGTTGTCATTGATTGCTCCATGATCTATTCTTCGCTTTCGTCGTGCGGCGTCAAATGCGCTACGTAGGTTTTCCCGTCAAATTTGGTCTCCACTGCAGTAATCAAATACTGCTTCCCGCGGATTTCGAGGTATTCGGTCGTTTCGGCATCCACGGCTTGCTTCAGCCCGACGAAATTACCCTCGTAATACTCTGCGGTGGCCGTGCTCGGCCTATATTCGTAGCCCTCGGAGTCTCCGATCTGCGTGGGTTCGCTCGGGTCCTTGAACAACGCCCGCCCGGGGATGTTTCCCCGATTTGAGGACAGCCAAACAGCGGGTTCGCCTATAAGGTTGGAAATGGTCGAAGATGCTATTTTGGCCATCCTGTCAAATCGGTTGTCCATACGTTCGGAGGTTATACGTTCAACTTGACCAACACCGTAGTATCGCCTGCGTCGGCAGCCTCCCACGCGCATCCGACGGCCTTGTTATCCTCGTCCGTTGCCACAATACCGGAACCGTCGTCGGCAGCATACACCTTTTGGCCCTGCGTAATCGCACCGGCGCCTTTGGCCAATTCGTACACGCCCGTAACGTTCAACACGACGGTTTCGTCCACGGCGCCGTCAGTAACGGCAACACCGGCGACGTCACCGATTACGCGCACCTCACCGCTCTTGATTGCGGTTCCTGCGACTTTATACTCGATGGTCTTGCCATCCTGGATGAAGTTTTTCATTGCTCTGTATTTTAGTTTTTGCTTAAAAAAAGGGCAGGCGCGGTAAGTCCCGCCCCTGCGGGAAGTTTGCCGTTACACTATTTTCCCGCTGCTTTCACGATGCCACGATAGTCGATCGCCGCAGCACCGAAGTCGCCACGAACGGCATAATCCATAGAGTCGGTTTTGAACTCTTCGGTGCTGTCCACACGCAGACCCTCGTTGCCTTCCAGGTATGCGTAATAGAGACTATCCACTGCATACGGGTCGGCCATCAGATACCAAGCTTTCGGGTCGGTCAATCGCGGCTCGACGATCACATCGAATGCGCCGGCGAAAACGTTCACGTCCTCGAACTTGACAGGCGTCGTCGCCGTTATCAGTTTTTTGGCCATCATCTCGTTCTCAGGCGACACAATGAGGTAACGCGGCACCATGCGAATGATCTGTCCCGCGATGTCTTTCTGCTTCATCATCGCCGTCTTTGCCGCCGCAAGACTCTCCTCGCTCAATGCGCTGCTGGCACCCGTGAGGAGGTTCCCGTGGGTGGCGTCGAAAAGACCTTTGCCGTCGGACATCTTCACGTTGTCGGTCAGCAGGCCCCACACGAGATTTCCGCGGAGCATATCCCAGTGGCGAACGAATGCCGACGGGATGATCGAGAATACGCCCAGATCATCGTTGATGAACGCCTGCCGCGTGTAGCTGATACCCTCGCCGAACGTCTCGACACGTATTTGCTCCTTGCTCTCCTTAAGTGTAGTGTACTTGATTTCGCCACCCTCGGGGATTTTCTTCATGCCGTTGGCGACACCGGCCGAATAGAGACCACGGGCGCGGAAATCGTCCACGCTGGTCTGACGGGCGATTTTGTCCCAAAACTCCGGTGCGAACTCATACTGTGCCCGCAACATCTTGTTGATCACACCCTCGAACAACAGCGGAAAGTCGCTGGTGCTGTGCGCACGGCTGAAAACCATTTTGGCCACTTCGGAACGATCCAAGCCTCGGGTGTTGATACCGCGCTCGGACAACAGTTCGCGCCCGATCTCTACCATGGTCATGCCGCGAAATTCGCGGGCGCCGGCGTCCAACGAGAACTTGGACGGATAAATGCGGTGCAGCAGTGCGTTCTCCACGGCCATACGCTTCTTGGTGCCAGCATCCAAGCCGGTCGCACGGACACTATGGTTACCGTTCACGCCGTTTTCCTGACTTCGTTTAGCCAGCCGTCGCATAATCGCGGTGCTGCACTGCTCCACGGTAAGATCGGTACCGACCAGCGCCAGCGCGTAATCGGCGGAAAGGCCAGCGGCACGGGCCATTTGCTGGATCGCTTGCGTCCGCTTGCGGTTCTCTTCTGTCTGTTCCGTTCCGCCGGTAGCTTCTGTTACTGCAGCCACGGCATCTTTAGCAGCTGCGGCTGCATCCTCGGCTGCGGCTGCGGCATCTTCGGCTGCGGCAACTACATCTTCGTTCGTTCTGGCTTCGTCGGAATCAGTCGGCGCGGCCTCCTCCTCAATCAGTGTGAGCGTAATGGTGTCGCCCACCTCGCCATCGGAAAGGGCAACGCCTTTAACGCCATCGACCGTTACGATGTCCCCCTGCTTTACGGGATCGCCCTCGACGACGTACTCCATAGTCTTCCCTGTTTCTGTTGCTCTCGTTTTTTTCATGTTGGTGGTAGTATTTGTGATTCGTTTGTTTATGATCTCGACCGGATGCTGCTGTTGCCCCGTGCGGATGCCGCTGTCGATGTCAGCGGGCACCGGAGCGAGGGATATTTCGATCGGCATCCAGTCGGTAGCCCGATAAATGGGTCGTGCACCGTTCGGGCGCTCTTCGCGCTCGAACTTATATATTTCGTAGCCGACCGAGATCCCTTTGACGATCCCGTCCACCACGTCCTGGAACAGTCCGGCCACCTCGGGGCGGCTGGAGAAACGAACGCGGGCGCAAAGCTGGCGCGATTCGTTGATCCACACCTTTACCGTGCGACCGACTTGGCTGTGCACCGAGTACGAATTATGACAGTCCAAAAGCGGAAGCCCCTGATTTGCGCGGTCCATTCGAACGGCGGATGCTTCGCAGACCAGCATTTCGTCGTAGTCTTCGTCCCAGCTGAAGCGCGTAACCATTTTTTCGGTCGCGCAAACGACATCTACCTCGCGGGCCTCCTGGTCGATGGTCGTAGGCTGCACGAGCGCCCGCCCGTACAGCACGCCCATGGTGCGATTATTCGTTTTCTGTTTTGGCATTTTTAAGCATATTTATTACTACCTCTTTTTTCAATCCAAACCACTCAATCATAATATTGATTTTTTGATCATCGGTAAGTACGTCATTTGTTAAAATACTAACCATTGACGTGGTACCGCCGACACCAAACTTTTCGGCTGGACTTTTCGTCACATTATCCGGTGTTTCTTGTGCGCTTACTGCGGTTATGCTTTCATCCCCCCCCCTGTTTTTTGCTCTCCATTTGCCGTAATGGCGGTATTCACGCTGTCAATGGTAATACCCAACTCGGCCAGCCGGTCGATGTCCTGTTTATATTCTTTGAAAAACTCCTCGGGTTCGCGCCCCATCTCTCGGATCGTCTCGCTGATCGTCGCAAGACCGGCCTTGATCCTATCGACCTGTGCGGCGGTCTCGCGCTGCGGATCGAGCTGCTGAATGCGAGGTGCCGTCCAGTCGGCGGATATATATCGGGACAACTCTCCCTTGATCATACACGCGCTGATAAACCAATTCCACACGGGGGCGCAAATCTGCGGTACGATCATAAAATACTGCCAGCTTTTGAAGTTGGCCGTAACGTCGATTTTCGCCATGCGCCCCGAGGTAAAATTCACACGGCTATAATCCATCGTCAGCATCTCGTAGGTGATGCCATAGCCAGCGGCCATTCCCTGCAATATGCGGCTGGCGTAAGCATCGTAATCGGACACGCTGGGCGGATTGGCGAACTCTACCGATTCGGCAGCTCCGAGGTGTTCGACGATGCCAGGCTCCAAGCGCTCGATACCTATCGCACCATCCTCGCCACCGTCATCTTCCGACCCCAATACAAATGCGGCGAAGCACGCGGCCACCTTTTGCTTTACGAGCTGGGCATCCTCGTAGTCGGAAAAATCGCTCGTTTTCATAAACGCCGACACTCCGATCGGCAAGCCTCGGACCTGTCCAGGCCGCAACACCTCGAAAGCATGTAGCACATCCTCCTTGGGGTAAAACTTGCTGGCAAGCGCCGGTGCAACGATAAAGCTGTCGCCGGGGTGGTAATCAAAAAGCCAGTAACCGAGCAGGCGCCCCTCTTTGCTGAATTGTACCCCAAGCCGGCAATAGCCCATGTCGTTGCTGCCATTTCGGGTGTGGTCGAGCTGGTCGCCCTCCAAAACTTGCAACTGGAGCGGTAGCGGGTTGTTGTCGTCGGGCATGACCCAGCGTCTCAAAATCAACACTTCGCCACTCTCAGCGATGGACCGCATCGCTAATTCCTGCAACCCGTAAAATGTCGTTTTGCCATACCAGTCGCAGGCGGTCGAATTGGCCCATTTGCTCCAAAGTCGTTTTACGAGTTGGCAAGTTGCCAAATCGGCGTCAGGCGCCGGCTGGATGCCATCGCCGATCGTGTGCTTGGTGATCGCTTCGACAGCCCGCCGCGCCCATCCGTTGTTACGGACCATATTACGGGAACGATCCCGCAACGTAACCAGCGCGGCCGATACTTCGCTATTGACGCTCGTGGACTTTGCCAACCGGAACGCCTTGCCGCGACGGCCTTTGTCGGCCGCCTCATAGGCCCGTTTTTTACGGCTACGCGATATTTCAAATGAAATTCTCATCTTTTGCTGAAATAGCCTCGGTCAATACAAGCGAGGCGACGACGACGCAAGCGGCGTTCCGGGAACAACTCCTCCTCGATCATTCGAACCAAATCTTTCATTTCGGCAAGCGACCGATAGCTCACGGTTTTGTCACCGTAGGTTATGGTTGTCGCACCGCTGGCGATGGCCTCCTTGAGCGCGGTATATTGTTCGATTGTAAAAGACATGGCAGCGTAACGATTTGCAACGAATTTATGAGAGGTGTTTTACATTCACAATATCAAGCAAAAAGGTTTACCGAGTTCTCGGTAAACCCCGTATAAATTTACCGAAATCTCGGTAAATCAATCATCCCAAAAACTGCCACCTCGACGGCGCCCGGTGCTTTCGTCGTTACGAGCGTCTCTCTTTTTGGCGGTTGCACCACCCATCTGCGCCAAACGCTGTGGGCTCAACCGATCCAGCCCGAGGATAGCCGCAGCAGCCCGGGCATAGACGCGACAGTCGAGAGGTTCGTTTCGCTCGTACCGCTTTACCCACTGCAATTTTCGGTACCCTCGTACCACCTTGACGACCTGCTCCTCGGCGGTAAGGCCACGGAAATAGTGCTCGTCATACTCGGGAAAATGGCAATAGTTCGGCGGAGGGACACCGTTCTCGTCCTTTTCCAATCGCAGGTGGGCGTATAGCTCGGTTTTGAGGAACGACACGCCGATATTCCACTGGCGCATCTTGCCGACCTTTTTACCCGCCTTGGTGATGTCCACCTGCTTGGGTGGTGAAAAGGCCATACCGAGGTGATCCTGGCCCTTGATCGGTATGACGCGATCGCCGACGAACCGCCGGCAAAAGGTATGGACGTGCGTCGTATTGTAACCGGTATCCACTGCCATCATTCGGATGGGAAACTCCATCCCGTCCTTGCGCGGCCACCGCTCACTCACGACGGCTGCCAAATCGTCCCATACGGCGGTTCCGGCCGTGTCCCCCTCGATTACGCGGTAGTCGATCGAATAGCTGCGTTTGTCGGCACACCAGCCGACAATCTCCAGCTCCAGACGATCGCGCTGTACATCGACACCGGCGGTAAGAAAGCACACATCGGCGGGCACATGGTTGGGCTTGTACCGCTCACGGCGGTTGTAAAGATTTTTGT